ATAATCAGAACAAGTCGGCTCCTGTTTAGTTACGAGCGACATTGCTCCGTGTATTCACTCGTTGGAATGAATACACAGTGCAGTGTTTATTCTGTTGTTTATGCCAAAAATAAAGGACGATTATGCGACCTCGGAAGGAAGTCCAATCATCTTATTCAAATCTTCTACCCGTAAAGCAGGAAGTGCTGCACTTGCTTTATCTGCTTCTTTTGGTAGCAACTCTTTGCTTTCAGGCCAGACCTCAATAAGTCGCTTAACTGTTGTGACTGAGTTCAAAGCAGCCCATACATTTGATTCGATATCCTTTTTCCTGGCTTCAAGTTTTTGTTGCAATGCGCAGATTTCATCAAACCTTTTTGTTATTTTGTGTTCTGCGTCAAACATGCATTTATCTTGGTCGGGGGTAGGGAGCAATATATCTTCACCGTTGCCGTCTTTTCCGTATGAATGCCAGCCAACCCTTCTTCCTGATACAGTCAGATAAATCGAACTTGAACGGGCATCGCATGAGTAAAATGAACATCCCAGCTTTTCAAGTTCTTCGCTTATAGCCATTAACTTGGATGCCAGCTGGTCCACTTCCTCAGTTTTCTTTTTCCCGCCAAACGCAACAACTCTGGCATCAAGTGCAAGCTGGTTCTTTAACTTTGTTACTTCTTCAAGTTCAGTGAATACCCCGGACTTAATTAAAGCGTTGCGTGCTATTACTTCTTTTATTGTCGTAGTTAAGCGGATTGATGACATATTAATTCCTCTCAAATAAGTGGTTTGCTGCCTAATTTCATTTTCTGGCGACCAACACAAGTCACACCCATTTCACTGCGTGGCTTGCGGTAGTAAATACGGTTATTTATGTCATTAAAAACCAGCATGAGCGTGGTTATTTTTTCTTTCCAAGAGATGGAAGCCCTCCAGAATAATCTGGACCACTTGAACGATGCATTTGATACAATATTGCGTTTTTGTTGGCGTTTAGTGGCTTTGTTGCGAAAGAAATTTTTTCTCGTTTTACATCTCTTATCATCATCAACTCACGTTCTGATGCTTTTGGATGATAATCATTGATATGCTTCCATGCTGCCTTGGCGCTGAATTTTCTTCCACATAAAGGGAAATAGCATTTATATGCTACTTGTTTGCTAGTCATTTCTATCTCGCCGTAATTGATTTCATTGACCTGTAACCAGCAGCATACAGTGCAACTTCAGGCAAACAAACGCTTCCGCCATTCGCATCTGTATTTGATTTACTGATGATGCCGAGTGATATTGCTTTTTCAGAAAGACTTAAACGCTTTCTCGGTTCTTCCTGAACAGCTTCCTCACTGTCTGTGCCGAAGATCGAATCGATGATGTTGCAGATGGAATCACGCTCGATAGCCAGCTTTCTGCGCCGCTCATGACGGCGAGTTTTGGCATTTCCTGCAAATGTTGATTTTCCGTACACGATTACCGTCATGATGTTTTCCTCATGTGAAATGGCTTTGGTGGTGATGCGCCAGGTGCTGATCTTCTGGTTGCTGTCGTTGCAGCTGCAATTCACATCACCGCCAAACCCATCTCGTTTGGTATCTGTTTGCGCTTTGTCAGCGCCCCATCGAAGTTAAAGAGCCTGCCAATCTGTTCCGTTTGGCTTCCAGCTTCCTGCTGATGGCGATAATAATGAACCAATAGTTCGACATTATCAAGAACTATTGGTACGAAAATTTTGTGATTTATTAACTCTACGAAATATGATTTTGATATATAAGGAAATTTATTTTTGTAAATGTTGCGGATGAAGGTTATGCGGCAGGGATCAGAATTTCGTGGTTTAGCAAGTTGTATCTATCAATTTTTCAATAAATACAATTGGTTGTGTGTTTTTAGGTGGGGCGATCGTGAGGCAAAGAAAACCCGGCACTGAGGCCGGGTTATGTAGGCATTATGCGGCTTTTTTGGTGTGTGCTGACGAGCGAGCCAGAATCTCGTTAATGAGAGATCTCAGGGTCATTGCATCTTTGTGCAGAGTGGACATGGTTTTCATTGCGTTTCCTCGGTTTATTTTATGGTACTAGCCTAGTTCAAATAGACTATATGAAATCTTGATTTACTATTAAGGCCATTGGGTTGGTGGAAGATCGTGGGTTTTTATCTGCGTATTTGCTTCCACACATTTATCATAGTCTAATTTCTCTACAGCAAGCAATAGTGATTCAGCATACATCAATCCTTGTTTGATGTTCATAACATTTATGCTTGCACTTGCGGCATCCATATCCTTTGCTGTCTCTACCATGTGCTCAAAGCTTTGAGCAATAGAGTCAACACCGTTTTTCATCCTTGTAAACACTAATTTTAGCTCATCAAGGCTTGGATTCGTTAGATCATACATCCCATGCATTCCATGTGCTTCGAATAACTCTGACAACGATCTAAGGGCGAAGTTCACAGAATCAATAACTTGGTCGTACTTTTTCTTATCAAGATCATTCATTAAAAATATAACCTTTTAACTATTTGATATTGCTGCATTTATATCAATATATGCATTTCACATATATCACCAAAACGTCTCTTCAGGCCACTGGTTACCAGCTATGTGACGATGAAGTCACGAATTTTTCAGCCACTCCCTTGCCTCGATGTCATCCAGATGACGAGATTGCTTCAGAATACCAGCCACATACTCCACCTTTGCTACTTGATGATAAGGCAACGTTATTGGCCTGTGGTCTTGGTTGATGCTTGTAAACTGGTATTCTCCATCTCTGTCATAGCCAAGAATCTTGATCATGTTGTGTCCTTCGATGGTTCTGACAAACACCTCATCACCCGGGAAGACTTTGGTGTTAGGCTCAATGAGTACATATTCTCCTGATTTTATTCTGGGCCACATGCTGTCTCCTTTCACACGAAGACCAAAGGCATCAGGATCATCGCTATAAATTTTGAGCCACCCATCGCGCTCTTCGGTCATCTCGATGGCACCATCAACACCAAGAATTGCCTCACCAACCACGCGCACTAACCCTTTTTTTAATTTGCCAACAAATGAAAGAGTATCTTCATCATTCGCTCCATTTAACGAAGTGCCGTGCTGAAGCCAAACAACATCAACGTTTAGAAATTTCGCAAGCGCATTCATTTTTTCCTGACGCGGTAAAGACTCAGCATTAAACCATTTGCTAACGCCTTTGGACGAAAGAGAAAGGGCACGGGCTATGGCCATCCCCCTACCATGTTCATCAAGACCAGCTTCTTTACAGGCTTGCGCTAGCCGCTGGGCGAATTCTTTGCGCACTTTTTCATTCTGAACCATGAGTACGATACTAAAGCACTTGCAAAAACTTTCAGTTCAACCATAATACGTACTGAAAGTACGAAAAAGGATATTCCTATGCAAAATCTTGATGAGCCGATTAAAGGTGTCGGCATCCCTGAAGTTGCGAAGGCTTGTGGAGTTAGCGAAAGGGCTGTCTATAAGTGGCTCAAAAACGGCTTCCTCCCTAAGACTGAGTTTTTTGGGAAAACTAAATACGCATCAAAAATCGAAGAGATTTCTGGTGGCAAATATCAAGCAAGCGAAATGCTTGAAATAAGCAAAAAGAACCTTCTGGCTGCATAAGTAACACCGCTCTTTATCAATCTGCACCGCCGACAACGCGGTAACTAATTAAGCACTCATCGAAAGATGAGTATTAGTGATTATTTACCTATGGAAATAGTAAGAAATGGAACAAACAAGTTACAGCAAACTATCACAGCGCGACGTTGATCGCGCAGAAACAGATTTACTCATCAACCTGTCAACGCTTACCCAGCGCGGTCTGGCAAAGATGATTGGCTGTCATGAATCGAAGATAAGCAGAACGGACTGGAGATTTATTGCTTCGGTCTTGTGTGCTTTCGGAATGGCATCAGACATCAGTCCGATTAGCAGGGCTTTTAAGTATGCGCTTGATGAAATCACAAAGAAAAAATCCCCGGCCGCCACCGAGGATTTTAAGCAAATTGATATGCAATTCTGAGGGAATTACTGGATCAATCCACAGGAGTAATTATGACAAAACGTCGTAAGAAATACCAGGAAAAAGAAGAGATTCGACACCCTGATTCACCTGAGGGATTAGTGGTAGCCGCAGCAAATAACAGGACGTTCGCAGAGCGCCTTGTTGGTGTTTACAGACTAGCCAAAGCAGGAGTGAAACATGGGTGTCGTTAAGTTAGCTGATTACAGGCATAACCCTGTACAACATCAGGAGGCATCCAGTATGGGGTATGTCTCTATACACCGCCAGTTTATGGACAGCAGGCTCTATAAGGACTCTCAGGCAGTACATCTTTGGCTTCACTTAATCCTCAAGGCTAATCACGAATCTACTGTCGTCAATACGGATATCGGGCCGATAACTGTTGATCGCGGTCAGATGATAACTGGACGCCCGTCGCTGGTCAGAGAAACATTCATCCCAGACAACAAAGTTCGGAGCTTATTACGGACTTTTGAGTCGAAAGGGATGCTTAATATTTGCTCGATGGGGAAGAAATTTAGCCTGTTTACAATCGTTAAATATGACGATTTTCAGGCAAAAAATTGTCCAACGGTTGTCCAACGGTTGTCCAACGCAAACACCAGTAATGGCGCGGCTCTCAGCGGAGATTGTCCAACGGTTGTCCAACGGTTGTCCATAAACAATAATATAAATAATATCTCTAATACTGACGTATTAGAGAGTACCGCAGCAGACAAAAAGTCTGACAAGAAAAAACCTTCCGTTAGCTGTCAGGATGTTGTCGATGCTTACCACGAAATCCTTCCTGAAGCGCCAAAAATCCGCGCACTGAATGACAAGCGTAAAAACCAGATCCGAACGTTCTGGCGCAAAGCCGGAGTGATAACCCGCCAGCTTGACGGGCATGGGTTCACGATGCAGGACTGGAGAAATTATTTGAGCTACGTAGGCGAAAATTGCCGATGGATGTTCGAAGAGCGTCCAAACCATCAACGCGGAACCGTCTGGCACAAAAAGGGATTTGATTTCCTGCTTAACGACAATACCTACCTGAAAGTTCGTGAGGGTGAACACGATGACCGATAATTTTTATGCGCCGCCCCATAGCATCGAGGCAGAGCAGGCGGTGATTGGTGGATTGCTTCTGGATGATGACAGCAGTGAGCGCGTCCAGAAAGTTCTGGCGATGCTGAAGCCTGATTCATTTTACAGCCGACCACACAAAATCCTTTTCGAAGAAATAACCAGAATGCACCGGGAGCAAAAGCCAGTAGATGGCCTGACGCTTTTCGATGAACTGGAGCGTAAATCGTTAACGGCGTCTGTTGGCGGTTTTGCTTATATCGCTGAGATCGCAAAGAACACGCCAAGCGCAGCAAACATCGTTGCTTATGCAATGCAGGTTCGCGAAACCGCAATGGAACGCTACGCCATCAACCGCATGACTGAAGCGACGGAATTGCTCTATTCCCGCAACGGAATGACTGCAACGCAGAAGTACGAAGCTATTCAGGCGATTTTCACGCAACTGACAGACCATGCAAAAACCGGATCGCGTCGCGGCCTTCGCTCATTTGGTGAGGTCATGGAAGACTGGGTTAGCGACCTTGAGAAGCGATTTGACCCGTCAGGCGAACAACGAGGAATGAGCACAGGGATCCCATCGCTGGACAGGATGCTGTCACCGAAAGGTCTGGTGAAAGGCTCTCTGTTCGTCATTGGCGCTCGCCCTAAGATGGGGAAAGCGCAACCGCTTAATTCACGCATTTTGCTTGCTGATGGTTCATGGACAACATTTCGTGACGTATGTGTTGGAGATTCCCTAGCATCAGTGGATGGACAACCATCATTCGTGTCTGGAGTTTTTCCTCAAGGGGAGCGAGATATTTACCGAGTTACGTTCTCTGACGGAAGAACCGTTGATTGCGCGGATGATCATTTGTGGGAAATTCATAGTAACCGTATTACCGGTGGCGTTGATGTTGTAGACACCTGCCGCCTACGGGACATGATGGAATGCGTTCGCTATCAAAGCCGCATTCATGTTCCTGGTATTAGCGGTGACTTCGGATTGCCTGTTGATTTAGGGATTAGCCCATGGCTGTTAGGTGCGTTACTTGGCGATGGAAATCTTGCAGGTACGCCACGAATCAGCATGACGGAACCATACATCATTGAGCGAGTAAGATCTGAAGTGGGTGACGATATTGAAGTCAGGCATGTTTCTGGCTGCGATTACTCCCTATCTCACAAGTTTAGCCGCAAATTATCTCTTACGCGGGTTATGCAACGGCTTGGTATCTACGGCCGGATGTCAGAGATTAAAATTATCCCGGATATTATTTTTTCTGCTGATAAGCAAACTCGTATTGATGTTCTATGCGGATTACTTGAAACCGATGGTTGGGTTGAAGGAAATAATGCCCTGCGCTTTAGCTCGGCAAGCAAGTTCCTGTCAGATGGTGTAAAGCGGCTGGTGCATTCTCTTGGTGGCGTGTGTCGTATGACAACCAAACAGGAGCCGAAATTCAGTTATAAGGGAGAAATGCGCAAAGGTATGGATGCCCATATTTGCGCAATCAGGTTGCCTGATGAGGTTCTATCACACATAAAATCTCCACGCCTGAAGCAAAAATTCACTGCAAAACGCATCAAAACAAGTGCGCCTGTTATCACGTCGGTTGAGTATATTGGACGTGAAGAGTGCATTTGCATCATGGTATCCCACGAGAGACATTTGTATGCAACTGACGGATACATTCTAACCCACAACACCACGCTATACAGCCAGATGGCAATCAATTGCGCAGTGCATGAGAAAAAGCCCGCTCTGATGTTCAGCCTTGAAATGCCAGGTGATCAGATACTGGAAAAACTGGTAGGGCAGAAGTCTGGTGTTAACCCGAATATTTTTTACCTTCCGGCGACAAATGACGCCGATGACGGCTATCAGGGTGATTACGATGGTGACTTCAACAGGGCGATCGAAACAGCCAATCGCTTGAGTGAAATCGACATGCTTTACATCGACGACACGCCGGGATTATCTCTGGCTCAAATCGTCAGCGAAAGCCGTCGAATCAAGCGAGAAAAAGGATGTGTTGGCATGATTCTGGTCGATTACCTGACACTAATGACCGCTGAGAAGGCCGATCGCAACGACCTTGCTTACGGCATGATCACCAAAGGACTGAAGAACCTTGCCAAAGAGCTTGATTGCGTTGTTGTGCTTCTGACACAGCTTAACCGCGCACTGGAAAGCCGAACCAATAAACGCCCATTACCAAGTGACTCACGAGATACAGGGCAGATTGAACAGGATTGCGATTATTGGGTCGGGATCCATCGTGAAGGCGCTTTTGATGACAGTGTTCCACCTGGGGAAACTGAACTAATCCTTCGTCTCAATCGTCATGGCAATACCGGCACGGTGTATTGCATTCAGGCAAATGGCTCTATTTATGACACAGACCAACAGTCCGCTGAAATGCGCCGCCGTGAACGCGAGGAACCGCAATCCAAGAAGAAAGGAGGATTCTGATGACCATCTACATCACTGAGCTAATAACAGGGGCTATTTACACAGTAGCCCTTTTTTATTGGATTAAGAACGAGGGGGATCCTGGTGGACACCGTTAACGGAATGTGTTCAGACGCACCGCGTGCCAAAAAATGTAAATGCGGAAAATCACCGACAATATTCGACATGGAGAACGGATGCCAAATCTACTGCGCTAACCACGCTGCTGTGGCTGCCGCGAATTATCGCAGTGCGGTAACGGAGTGGAATAACCTGAAATCTGTTAGAGATGGAAGTCATGAATCTTGACGAGCAAGATGCACAAACTATTAGCTCATACATAAGGGCATCAAGACCAGATTACAAAGGTCCGGTATTCGTAGATTTATCTCGCCTTGAGGAGATTTACATGTGGGAAGCAAAGCTACGTACGCATCTTTTTATTCGCAAGATGACTAGCAACATTACAAAACCAATGTAACTGGAGAGGTGAATATGAGCACACTAGCAGACCTTATTCATGCCGATATGGCGGAAGATGGAGCAAGGCGTAATAGGTACTGGAAATCATCAATCCTTCCAGTTTGTGAAAGATTCAACCACAGGCCAAAACCAAAACGTAGTCGAAGAGACAAGGTGTTGAAAAAACTCATGCAAATTAACATGGCTGGTTTTGTCAGATTCGTGAGTGAAACGATTAACGGGGATTGATATGGACGATAACTTAGAGAGATTTGAAGATTGGTGCGCTGATGAACTTGGTGTCTCCGCTTGCTTCATTCGACAAATGCGAAGCAAGAATATTTTGGGCGTGATTGTGTATAAACGAGTTGAAATAAACAAGAGATACAGGGCTTGGATGGCCGCAGTTCGCGCTGCTGGAGTCAAAGTGAAGGAGTAACGATGAAGCAAACAATCTTCCTCCGAAGTAAGCAACAACAGCAAGCCGCAATAAATGCCATCCTCTCAACTCCTCTCGATAAAGACAAGCCAGTCACCATCCGCATTACTGACTACAAGCGCAACCTTGACCAGAACGCAAAATTTCACGCGATGGTCGCAGATATCGCTAGGCAAGTTCAGTGGCGCGATAAATGGTTAAAACCAGAACAATGGAAGGTTTTGTTGATCAGCGGTCATGCAGTGGCAACAAAGCAGGAAGCTGATGTTTTGCCCGGCCTTGAAGGTGAATACGTCAACATTCGCGAAAGCAGCGCACAGATGAGCGTGAAGCGCATGGCAAGCCTGATTGAGTACACGACAGCATGGGCTATTGGTCAGGGTGTCAGATTTACAGACAGGAGGTACGAATGAGACGACAGCGACGAAGTATCACCGACATAATCTGTGAAAACTGCAAATACCTTCCAACGAAACGCTCCAGAAATAAACGCAAGCCAATCCCAAAAGAATCTGACGTAAAAACCTTCAACTACACGGCTCACCTGTGGGATATCCGGTGGCTAAGACATCGTGCGAGGAAATGACAATGCTTTTAATTCAACCTGGATTTGGCCTTAGCATCAAAAAAGGGCACATGTTTGGCGAGAAAGAGTCTCAACGAAAAATGGTGTCTATCCAGTTGCCATTTATCAGTATTTATTGGCTAAACAGGGAGGCAACAAATTATTGGTATACATGCGCCAGAGCAGCATTTAACGACCCTGACTGGTTTGTGAAAAACCACCACGCAGTTCGTCAGGCAAAGAGAAAGGCCAATACGACATACATGAAGGCATATCGAAAAGCATGGAAAGAACACCGCGATCGATACCAGCAAGACATGGAAAAGCTTGAATCAGAAAACATGGAATTAAGACGAAAGCTTGGTGAAGCAAAACGAGACATTGATGCTTACAAGCGACTTTTTAATGGTGAAAGCCATGCTTAGTCCATCCCAATCTCTTCAATACCAGAAAGAAAGCGTCGAGCGGGCTTTAACGTGCGCTAACTGCGGTCAGAAGCTGCATGTGCTGGAAGTTCACGTGTGTGAGCACTGCTGCGCAGAACTGATGAGCGATCCTAATAGCTCGATGCACGAGGAAGAAGACGATGAATGAGTTAATAAATGGCAATGCCATCAAAATGACAAGCATTGAAATTGCTGAGTTGGTTGGTAAGCGTCATGACAATGTGAAACGTACCATCGAAACGCTGGCTAAAAATGGTGTTATCCGACTTCCTCAAATTGAGGATTGTGGAAGAATCAATGGGTTAGGCTTAAATCAAAGTTTTTGTGTGTATGTATTCGAAGGCGAACAAGGAAAGCGAGACAGTATTGTCGTTGTAGCCCAGTTGTCGCCGGAATTCACCGCTCGTCTTGTTGACCGTTGGCGAGAGCTTGAAGAAACTGCGGTTAATATCCCCAAAACGTTACCGGAAGCGTTGCGCCTTGCTGCTGATCTTGCTGAGCAGAAAATGCAACTGGAAAACCAGCTCGCAATTGCCGCACCTAAAGTTGAGTTTGCCGATCGAGTTGGCGAGGCCAGCGGAATTTTGATTGGAAACTTTGCAAAGGTTGTCGGTATTGGTCCAAACAAACTGTTTGCGTGGATGCGCGATCACAAAATACTTATTGCTTCAGGTTCCCGGCGCAATGTGCCAATGCAGGAATATATGGAGCGCGGCTATTTCACAGTGAAAGAAACAGCGGTCAACACAAATCACGGAATACAGATATCGTTCACCACAAAAATCACCGGGCGTGGCCAACAGTGGCTGACCAGAAAGCTGCTCGATAACGGAATGCTGAAAGTAACAGGGGAGGCTGCTTAATGGCTAACCTACGCAAAGAAGCGCGCGGAAGAGAATGCCAGGTACGTATTTACGGCGTATGCAATGGCAATCCTGAAACCACAGTTCTGGCACATTACCGGATGGCTGGAATTTGCGGAACGGGAATGAAGCCTGACGACCTGATCGGCGCATGGGCTTGTAGCGCGTGTCACGATGAAATCGACCGACGCACCCATAACCTCGACAACAAAGACGCCAGACTTTACCACCTCGAAGGCGTAATCAGGACGCAGGCGATACTGCTGAAGGAGGGGAAGATTAAGTCATGAACGAATATCAGTTTGTGCTTCCATACCCGCCGTCGGTGAACACCTACTGGCGAAGACGGGGAAGCCAATACTACATCAGCGATAAAGGCCAGAAATACCGAAAAGACGTTCAGCAAATCATCCGCCAACTCAAGTTAGATATTTTCACCAAATCACGACTCCGCATCAAAGTCATCGCAGACGTTCCAGACTCCCGCCGCCGAGACCTCGATAACATCCTGAAAGGTTTACTCGACTCCCTTATCCACGCCGGATTTGCGGAAGACGACGAGCAATTCGATGACATTCGCGTAATTCGTGGCGTGAAAGTACCAGGCGGAAGGCTTGGAATAAAAATCACCGAACTGGAGAACGCATGAACGCCACAATTCAAACGATACCAGAGCTTCTTATCCAGACACGAGGCAATCAGACCGAAGTGGCAAGGATGCTTTCCTGCGCAAGAGGAACAGTGCTCAAGTACAACCGAGACAGCAAAGGCGAGCGTCATGTAATAGTTAACGGCGTCCTGATGGTCAAACACGGCAAGAGGGGAAGACGATGAGACTCGAAAGCGTAGCTAAATTTCATTCGCCAAAAAGCCCGATGATGAGCGACTCACCACGGGCTACGGCTTCTGACTCTCTTTCCGGTACTGATGTGATGGCTGCTATGGGGATGGCGCAATCACAAGCCGGATTCGGAATGGCTGCATTCTGTGGTAAGCACGAACTCAGCCAGAACGACAAACAAAAGGCTATCAACTATCTGATGCAATTTGCACACAAGGTATCGGGGAAATACCGTGGCGTGGCAAAGCTTGAAGGAAATACTAAGGCAAAGGTACTGCAAGTGCTCGCAACATTCGCTTATGCGGATTATTGCCGTAGTGCCGCGACGCCGGGCGCAAGATGCAGAGATTGCCACGGTACAGGCCGTGCGGTTGATATAGCCAAAACGGAGCAGTGGGGGAGAGTTGTTGAGAAAGAATGCGGAAGATGCAAAGGTGTCGGCTATTCAAGAATGCCAGCAAGCGCCGCATATCGCGCTGTGACGATGCTAATCCCAAATCTTACCCAACCCACCTGGTCACGCACTGTTAAGCCGCTGTATGACGCTCTGGTGGTGCAATGCCACAAAGAAGAGTCAATCGCAGACAACATTTTGAATGCGGTCACACGTTAGCAGCATGATTGCCACGGATGGCAACATATTAACGGCATGATATTGACTTTTTGAATAAAGTTGGGTAAATTTGACCCAACGATGGATAAATGCACTCGTTAAATAAAGCCCTGAGTTAATAGCTCGGGGCTTTTTGCGTTTTAAGCACGGCCTTTCTGAAAGCACATCAAACCAAATACCAGACAGACAAAAATAATCACCTTATCCGCTGTGGCTACGGTGCGGTGTGCTTTGCATAAAAGAAAACCAGCTCAATGGCTGGCTTCGTGAAAGCGGGTGGCAAGAGGTTGCGCTAACAACCTCCTGCCGTTTTGCCCGTGCATATCGGTCACGAACAAACCTGATTACTAAACACAGTAGCCTGGATTTGTTCTATCAGTAATCGACCTTATTCCTAATTAAATAGAGCAAATCCCCTCAATGAAGGGGTAGAGCATGTACCGTATGGACAAAATCAGAGAATGGTTCAGTTACAGCTTCGGAGGACTGACTGCGATGGGTGGCATTCTCTCCCTGAATGACTGGGCTGTCATCATTGGTATTCTTTGTACTGTCGGCACATTTGGCATCAACTGGTACTACAAGCGCAAAGAGCGCGAGGACAGATTGAATGGCAATGTCACCGGCACTACGAAATAGCGTAATAGCGGCGATAAGTGGCGGGGCTATTGCTATAGCATCTGTGTTAATCACTGGACCGAGTGGTAACGATGGTCTGGAAGGTGTCAGCTACATACCATACAAAGATATTGTTGGTGTATGGACTGTATGTCACGGACACACTGGAAAAGACATCATGCTCGGTAAAACGTATACCGAAGCAGAATGCAAAGCTCTCCTGAATAAAGACCTTGCCACTGTTGCCAGACAAATTAACCCGTACATCAAAGTCGATATACCGGAAACAACGCGCGGCGCTCTTTATTCGTTCGTCTATAACGTGGGCGCAGGCAATTTCAGAACATCGACGCTTCTTCGCAAAATCAACCAGGGCGATATCAAGGGCGCATGTGACCAGCTACGTCGCTGGACATACGCTGGCGGTAAGCAATGGAAAGGCCTGATGACTCGTCGTGAGATTGAGCGTGAAGTCTGTTTGTGGGGGCAACAATGAGCAGAGTAACCGCGATTATCTCCGCTCTGGTTATCTGCATCATCGTCTGCCTGTCGTGGGCGGTCAATCATTACCGTGATAACGCCATCGCCTACAAAGAACAGCG